CCGGCATACGTGCAAGGCACTGCACTAACAATGGCAAACCTGACGATTCAGTCTGAGGCTTACGCAGTTAGTAGACCGCATCTAGATTCACTGTTGACTAGTGCGCCTTATCGTCGTCGGCTAAGCCTGCTCCAGGCTCGCACGTTCAACGAAATGAAGAAGATTGCCGATGATATGACCGGTGATCTAGCCTCGACCCTCTCTCGCGGCATGGCTAGCGGTCTTAATCCGCGCAAGATCGCGGAGAACATCGAAACAAGGATTGGCGTCAGCAAGTTTGATGCTAGCCGTATCGCACAGACTGAAGTAGTTGGTGCCATGCGTACGGCCAGACGTGAAGAGGCTCAACAGGCGCAGACTGATCTAGGCATTAAGACAAAGCTCATGCATCTATCAGCACTCAAGAGCACAAGCCGCGCAAGTCATATCGCACGCCATGGTAACTTATATACAATCCAAGAGACTGCAACCTGGTATTCGATAGTTCCGAATATGATCTTCTGTTATTGCACGCAGGTAGAAGTATTGGTTGACGACAAAGGCGAACCACTATCCAAGTCAATCATCGAGCGAGCCAAGCGCAAACTTAAGTAGTGTGCTAGCAAGTGTCCTCGGTCCTAGGACTAAGGACGGCATCTAGCACAAAAAAAAGGCCCTTGTTTAGAGGGCCTTTTGTTTTACTGCTCTACCTCTTCAAAATGCCAGTCGATCTTTTCAAATGCTGCCTCCTGCGCATATTCTTCAATTTCGCTCTCTGTGCATTCGTCGTCAACTTCAAACTCGAATTTCACGCGAGAGCCCACCATGCTTGTACCGATACTGCCTACGAACTTACGCATCAAACCACCTCCCGCTTAAACCCAGCATCAACCAACCTAGCAGCAGTCACGCGGCAATCTACTTGTGCGATGTCCATTAGTTCGCGGATTGCGGATTCGCGTTGGTCGGCGGCTAGTTGTTCTGGTGTTTTGATTGCGCGGAATTCATCGCACCAGAAAAGGCGAGATTGCGAATATACGGCGCATTCATTGCCTTCGTGATGCCAGATTACTTTGCCTTCTACCCAGCCATATTTGTTAGTTAGCGGCGCAGGCAAATGGCATTCACACACCGTACCTACTGGCGGCAACCCATCGCCCGACCACGCTTGCGGCTTTTTTGGGCGCTCGATAAGTAGCAGTCCATATTCGCTCTTGTTTGATGCGCCATTCCATGGATTGCTGCCACCGTGATAAACAAACCCATGCTCGCAGCAAAACTTGTAAAACATCTTATTTACTGTGTTGTAATGCGTTGCGCTATCCGGCGCCAAACTCCAATCAACCTTGCTCATAACCTAACCCCGTCCGCGTCATATTGTGGGTGATGTTTCTTCAGCTCGGCAATGTAGGCTCCTGCTACGTATTCGAAGTCTGACTCTGTGAAAATGCCGTTCGAGAAGTAGGCCGCACGGTCTGGATAGTAGACCCATGCGTTCTCGGCGTTGAATGGTTGTGCCGACATACGGATCTGTACGCCAGATGACCATACGTCAACATGAGCGTCAACCTTGCCTGTCTCGTTTACTCCTGTAGCCAAGTCGATGATCTCGCTAAGCAGGATTCGTTCTTTTTCGGTAGCCACTTTGTACCCTCCGCTTAGATGTATTTTACGACGCCGCCATTTTTTGCAAATTCCTCAGCTTTCTCAACCGAGACGTGGGTATTGGTTAAGTGCCCGTGCACACCTAATGCTGTCCAGATTGGAAACCACCAGCGCTTAACCTGGACCTCATAGCCGCAGTAACTATCGTTGGCAATCCTGTATTTGTTCTTCAAGGTAAACCCTCCGTTTGTGTTCGCTGAATGTAGCCTCGATTCGGTTCAGCGTCAAGTGTTCTCCGGAGAATCGTTACCGGCGGAGTCTTCGCGGGAGCAAAATTCCGCCTGAGTTCTTCAGCTTCATGACAGGCTCAAGCGCGTAACGGATGGCGTCAATGTAGTGGTTCCAGTCGTCTACGATCACTGGAAGGATGTCACCAGATAGGCGATCAACCTTGTAGCCGTATTTCCTAAACTCTTCCTGCACCTTGACGCAGCGAGTGTGAATGACCACTTCCTGATAGCTCTTGATGTGCTCTACGCCGTCTTCTACGCTTCCCTTGCCCTTGGTGACGCCTTCAATGCGTGGCATCCCGTGGCGCTTCAGGTAGCTTATGGACTCTGGTCGAGCACAGTCGGCACGGACTGCATGCTCTGCGAATCCAGGCACGCGCTCATTGACGTATGCGGCCGTGTCGTCAAGCTCCAGACCGATACGGCCAGCCTCGTACTCAACATAAAGCCGATCTTCATAGATCCAGCACTTGACGGCAGCTGTAGGGTCTTGCGCGAAGCCAAAGTCTAGGCCGTTGTATGGTCCATCCCAATCTGGACCTGGCTTGAAGTCTGCAATGCGTGACTTGCCAGCGAATACTTGCGCATCAGTACGGCTTAGATAGTCGCCTTCCCATATGTGCGCATAGGTTGCGGAGTCCATTGTTTTAAGCGCATGCAGGCGCTGCTCTTCAAGCTCAAGAGGGAACCACGGATTGTCTGAATAGTTCATTTCCACGATGCATGATCGCGGAGGTATGTTCTTTACGAAACGGGTGTCTACAGGGCTCCCGTCTAGGCGTGGGTTCCAGACTACCCATATCTCTGAGCCTGGAGCACGGATCGTTGGCTCTAGGGCCTGCCATGATGCCTCTGGTACGTCTTCAGCCTCTTCCACGATACACAGATCAATCTGCGCCAGAGACTTGATAGATCCGATGTTGTGGCGAAGGCCTTTGAACAGGAACTCGGTCCCGTTCTTCCCTCGCAGGTAGTCAACGCCAACGTCATAAGCAGCCTCAAGCCACGGCTCTGAAGCAATGGCGTTCTTTAGCTCGGCGTGGAATGACTCTTTGATAGAAGCCTGGAGTTCGCGGGTGCAGAGGATACGCAGCGGTTCGATTACGCCCCAGATAGCGGCCATCTTGGCGAATGAAAAGGATTTGCCCGAACCTCGGCCACCTCTTGCGCCTCGGTACCGAACTGTGCCGCGTGGATGGCTGAACACCTCTAGCATCTTAGGAGGTAGCCGGATTTTAGCCGTACTCATTCCTTGCCTGCTACTAGCTCGATTCGATTAGGCAGCATGGTGCCGTCGCTTGAGTGCTTAACCTCTTGCTTGTCGACAAGGCCAAGGTCGCGAGCAATCAGCGTAGGGTTCATGAGCCCAGCAACGGCGTTCTCGAACTTGTATTGCTTCATCCGGTCTTCAATCTCATCGCACACAAGGTCGAACTCTTCGCTGATGCGGTAGTTCTGCCAGGTGTGGCGATGGATGCCGAGGTAGAGGCATAGACCTGTGATCGTCACGGCGCGTGGCTTCTTGATTTCAGCGGTTAGGATCTGACCCTGTGCGCAAAAGTGCTTCTCTTCGTAAAGAGGATTAGCATCTGCCCATGCAAGATAAGCAAGACAGGATTCGCGCAGATCATCTGGCGTCTCAAACGCCCGAGTCCGCCCAACTGTTGAGGTCTTATCCCCGGTATGTACTATTGGCTTAGCAGCCATAAAAAAGCCCTCCATATGAAGGGCTATCTTAGCATTTTCCGCTATTCCGCTGCTTTCTTATCTGCAAACTTGGCAGCAAAGGCCTTAACCTGATCAATTCCGAAGACTGCGACGGCGCCACCGATAGCGAAACACCAGCCGTTAGACAGGCCAAACGCCTCTACTGCTGAGCCCGCCATGAATGTGATGATCCCGCCACCACTCACCTCTAAGAGCGCAGTCCAAAACGTTCGCTCCTTATTACGGAACGCCATCACAGTACTAAGCGCGACGTTCATAACAGCGGCTTTCAGTGGTTCTGGCAAGCTGGCCCAGAATTGAGCAATTACGCTTGGGTCGCTAGTTGGGTCGCTCATTGGTGACTTCTTCATGGGTGATAGGTCTGGATGTAGTGGAAGTTATCCATTTAGACAGAATGATATCACTTTCGGTTCGGTAGCTTTTTGATATCACTTTCTGGAAGGCAATAAAAAGCCCCGATTTGAGCATAACCATTTCTGGTCATAGGCTTGGGGCTGTGTTCCGTTACCTGCGTCTCACCCTGTGCAGTGTATCTGCATGCTATCTGCCAGAGTTCCTGCATGCTGCGACAGGTATATCCAGAAGCTAACAGGATTTCAGGTCCTGCGCTGGCATTGTCACTGGATGCAAGAATGATAACACATGCATAAAAATGCACATATTCTGCCAGTTTTGCTGAAAAACGGTAATTTAATGCACGTTCCAGGCAAAAAAAGGCCCCGGACGGTTCACGGGGCCTAAGGTATTGCGGCGGAGGGGGACGGCGCAATAAGTTTTGGCTGAACGTCGCAAGAGTAGGACAGCCCTCAACTGGTTGGCATTATTGCACAGTTTTGTATCTAGGTGCCACACGGATTCGCAATTCAAGCTCCTTTTCACGGTCTACGTGATCGTTGATGAATTTACGCAGCTTATCTCCTGCCTCATCATCGAGCTTAAATGTCGACAGAAACCGCTCATACCGCGCATACCCAAGCTCGCACATGGTCATCATCGCCATTGTGTTGATTTGTTCTAGGTCGTTGATTGTGGTCATTTCGGCGGCTCCGGCATGTATTGCCAATGTGTAGGATAGTGCAGCTCGCTACCAGTCTCGCTACAGTGCTCTAGCTCATCATCATCTGGATCTTGGTATGGATAGAAAACACCTTGATAGAAGATTGATGGCTGAACCCATCGAGCGCCATCGCCATTATTGAAAATGAAGCCGGAGCAGATAACCTCATCATCGTCGTCTGGCAGCATGTCATTGCAGCTAATCCATTCACTCACTTCGTCGCCCTCCACCAGTACCAAGCATCCATTGCGTAACGATAAGGCCAGAATGCTGACCAGACGGCCCATGCGCAGATCCATTCCCAGTATGGCGCGTTGACTGGTAGAGAATTGATCTTGTAGTGAAACACCAGCGGCCAGTACGAGAAGAAGCCGACCGCCAGATAGATTGCGATTAGGGTTGTCATGGGCGTGGCTCCAGATACTCGGTTATATCTGACATGTTCGTTGATCGATTCCAGACACCCTCTTTGTAATAGTAGTGCCAGACACCGTCAATCATTTTGTACCAGTGCGCCAACATTGACCGTGAATGGCGATGTGTTGCACCTTCCGGTGCGTCTTTCCAATCAGGCTTGCTCATTTCGCTAACCCCAATGACCGCTCAACACCCATTGACTGCAACCACTCCAACTCATGCGCCTCAATCAGCGTCGTGTGCTTGACGATCTTCTGCGTACTAGTTAGCGCAGTCTGACTGCCTACCAATTCCCAGTCGCCGGATTCGTATAGGAGGAATTGGCCAGGTTTGAATGACTCAGGTGCGCCTTGCTTCCACTTTACGATTACATTGATCATAAACTCCCCTCAACCATCAGATAAAACCCATAAGTAAACGCAGCCATTACGACAGCAGCAGTAAGCCAGATAAGCGCGGTGATTCGAACTCCGATCAGCAGCGAGCTGAACACGAACAGCGCCACCATTACGACCAAGATTAGGAATATGCCTAGGTAAAACATGATTCTCCCCTCCTGTGTGATTTCTTGTAGGTTAGACCGCGTGGTTAGCGCGGTCAATCCCTAATCGCAATTAATGCAGCATTTCGGGCGAGACTGTAATTCTGCTTACCTCGCCAAAGTCCTTGTGGTAGGTGATAACCGTAGAGCTGCGACCAGACATCCACCCGCCACGACTTGCGTATGCGTCAGCGCCGGCCAGGGTGCGGTGCTGCTCAACGATCATCAGACTGGTTTCCTTCAGGTCGCGATGGTGAAGATGGCCCGTGTGAGCGTAGGAGAATTTGGTACGCCCGAACACTTCGCGGAACTTGGCAACGAACACTGCGTCAATGCCAGCCATGCGGTGCTTGTGAGAGTGGTGCCAGAACAAGCTAGTTAGGCCGTGCTCATAGCAGTAATAAGGATCTGGACGCGTCTCAACGGTGATGCGAGGCTCATCCATGTAGCGAGCGGCGAACAACTCACGCAGCCACACAGACGATGCGAGGTCATGGTTACCCTCAGCCATCAAGACATAGACGCTAGGGTATTTGGCCAGCAGCATATCCACAATACGAGCCACTGTGCGGATCACCACGCGCACTAGACGACTAAAGCGTGTGTCTGCATCAAGATTGTGCCCGCTGCTCGGCGTGATGCTCTCTAGGCCGTCAAAATGCATGAAGTCGCCCAATTGCGCGAAGACACACGAGGACGCATCGGGAGCCTGGCTAATTGACTGAGCAAACCAGTTGATAAGCATCTGCTCAGCGATATCAGTATCCCAATCGTCGCCAGTCTCAGGCTTCCATGCGAGCATGCCGAAGTGGTAGTCGGAGATTGTGTAGACGTTTAGAAGTCGTTCGTTCTTCGCGACTGGCGGAACTACAGCGCGTACTGCCGGGATTTCTTCCTTGAGCGCATCAACCGTCTCCATGAGCATTTGAAGGCGGCGCTCATCATCGCTAGAGCTTTTAACCCACTGCCCAGCTAGTTCGCCGTCTCGGTTGTAGTAAGAGCTGACTCCTTTCACCTTGAAGCCATCCGGAACCTGGCGGCGCATATCGTGCTCAGGGCTATACCCAGACACAGCAAGCCTAGCCTTCCACCGCCGCATAGTCCGCTCATTGATTCCCAGCTCTGTAGCCATCTCCTGATTCGTGGAGAACATGCCCATCACTTTCTTGACGCGTTGTTCGTTGTACTGCTGCATACATTCCCCTTCACTTGATTTCACGATTTCAACATCCCGCTGAAATCCATTATGCAATGAAAAGGCCCTGTGTCGGGCCTTGATTGAATTTTTGTTGCGTTGTGTTGTATTTGGTTATTTGGATGGGCTTGGCGGACGGCGAAACAAGGATTTAGTCCAGTCGTCCTGATGACTGATGATGTTGTGCGCACCTGTCCATCGGGCCTGAGTTTCTTTATTGTTAAACCAGGTATTTGACGAGTGCTGATATGGCTCGTCCTGAAACCATGCCCAGTTTCCATTCTTATCCATCGCAAGAAAATTAGCCCATTCTGGTGGATTCAGGAAGGTATCGTCCCAATATCGCGCAGCTTCAACTGTGCTTTCAACCTGTCCACACTGCTCACTAGCTGCCTCAAGCTTCTCCAGCCGCTCAACCTCAGCCTGAGCATAGAAGCGGATCTTCTTTGCGTCACGCAGCATGTCACTGTGCGATGCCATGCCGTAGCGATAGCCTGCGCGGAAGATCTCGCCAATCTGTGCGTTCATGTTGCGATGGCTGATCAGATCCTGAAGCTGTGTAGCGCCTTCAGGGAGTACGTAATAGTCTGCTGTTGAACCGTCGCTCTTGCTCATTCCCCATCCTCCATATCATCAAGACTAATACCGCATTCTTCCTCTGCTAATCGCATCAG